ATCGGAAGAAGTAAATCCACTTCTAGTTGTTTGTGTCGCAGAAACAATAGGTACTCCGAACTCAACGGCAAGACCTCGCAACTCCTCGGCGATGGATTTAACGTAGGAATATGAGTTGACATTTGCTCCTGCTTTGATGCGAGAAGAACAACAAATATTGAGGTAGTCAATGAAAATAATATCAGGAACAAAAGACTTTTTAAGATTAAGCTCGTTGAGTAAGGTACGAAAATGTATGCTGCTTGCAGACGCTGTTGGATACTCTTTAATGATAAGTTTACCCACAGTCTTTTCACGGAGTTTATTAATCTTTTTATCATACAAATCTTTTGGTAAACTTACAAGGTCATCAATCGTGACATTCAATAAGTTGGCATCAATACGTTCTGCAATCTTTTCTTCACTCATTTCCATTGTGATGTAAAGAACATTCTTGCCTTGTACCATACAGCCTGCAGCCACATGACACATGAACAAACTTTTTCCAACACCAGTTCCGGCAAGAGCTATATTAAGCGTCTTATTAGGCAAGCCACCTTTTGTGATTTTGTTAAAGAACTCTAAGTCAAAAGGGATTCGTTCTTCTTTACGATGGTAGAAATCATATCGTTCATCCGAGTTTTCAAGATAATCGTGGCCAACAGAATTGTCAAAACTTATCGCTAAGGCATCTGATAGTATTTTGGGAATCGAACCTTTGTCATTGGTTTTGTCCTTGCCATCGAGGATTGAAATAGACCCCAATACAGCGTTATAAATGGCCTTCTCTTGGCAAAACTGTTCGGTCTTGTCAACAAGCCATTGAACCTTGGATTCTTCACCTTTAGTTTTCTCAATCTCTTTTAGATAAGATTCACACTTCTCCACTTCCTCATCTGAGAGATTTCGCCTTTCTTTGACGGCCAGTACAAGTGCTTCAACCGTTGGTGTAGAATTGTAAGTTTCTGTGAATGATGCAATCTCATCATATAATGTTTTGTCGCTTCTGTCTGTAAAATATTCTGATTTTAGAAATGGTAAAACCTTGCGTAAATATTCTTCATTATAAATTAGATTTTTTAGAATCGTCTGTTCCAGTTTCATCAATTACTTCCTGTTCCATGTTAGATGACATTATTTCCACCAATAAGTCACCAATGTAGTTTTTAAAGTCATCATCTTTTTCCAGTTTGGCTGGCTTCTTTACAGGTGATTCTAACACATCGTAAGCAAAAAGTAAATAGGCCTGTTCGTTTTCTTCCTTAAACTTTACCTTACCATATTTGAATATGGTATCTTTATAAGGACCTTCCAAAAATTTAATGTTGACTGCTGTTTTGTCATCCTTTGGATAGATGTAGCAGTAATCTATTCCCTCAATCATTATACACCATTCATGGTTGCAACATCAAATGTTTCATCAATATTGCTTGTCATAATTTCTCCGGATGCCACACGGTATTTGTTCTCAATGAAATCACGGAAAGATTTCTGTTTCAGAATAGGCATCCAAAAGTCTTTGGTGTCGGTGTCCTTCTCACGGTAATTCTTTTCTTCAATCACACCATCTGTGTCAACACGTTGATACCAACCATTCTTTGGTTTAACCACATGTTTGGACTCAATAGCAAGGTCAAGTAAACCAGACCAAGTGCTAATACCACCATCAAAAGATACACTGACAGGTATTTTAGATTTTTCTTTGACATATCTAGATTTTTCCACGTTAATAATAAAATTGTAACCGGTAACTTCTGTACCATCTTTTTCTTGTTGACGGCCGATAATAAAAATATTGTCAGCTGAATAATATGAACCTGTACCACCACCGACAATAGCTTTAGGGAACATACCAATTTCCATGTATGTGTGATTTACAACAACCATTGGAATGTCTTTCAATGATAAGTGAGGTGTCACCATACGGAACAAACTCTTAACTTGTTTGGCTCGGGACATATCAGCAACTGATTTCTCCGCTAAGGCATCTTCAACCTCTTTCTTAGATGCTAAGTTACCAATTGAATCAATGACAATAATCAACTTATCACCACGTTCCAATTGTGTCAACTGTGCCATTATGTCGAATTTGAGTTGTTCAATATCTGTAAGAGGAGTATGGAGCACCCGCTCTGTGTCAATACCAAAGCTGTCAAAATAAGACTGCGGAGTACCAAACTCTGAATCATAGAATAGTAGTGCTGCATCGGGATATTTGTCCAAGTAAGATTTGGCCATCAACAAACTAAATGCAGTCTTAAAGTGTTTGGACGGACCTGCCCACATTGTAAGACCTGGTGTCAGACCACCATCTAACTTACCAGAAAGTGCCACGTTAATAATTGGCACCGCTGTTGGAATCATATCCTTCGCATTGAAGAATTTTGATTTAGCTAAGATAGCAGAATCTTTAATACTACTATTTTTTTTAATTTTGTCTAATATACTCATTGTTTCATCCTTTAAAATTTACCAGCATCACGAATTTCTTTCTCTTTAAAAGAATACGGTTCATCATAATCATACTTAGGTTCCAATTTTTTCACAGGTTCTTCTATTGGTACATGATGTTCTTCATACATAACAGAATTTCGTGCATTGTGGGTTTCAATTGTTACCTTTTCATGTGTGATTGGCGGTATGGTTTCACCAGTTATATCATCAATCACAATCATATTATCTTTTTTAATTTGCAAAGTATCTTCTTTTGGTGCAACCATTGGTTTCAAATTCTCAAAGTGTTTGAATGGCTGTTTCAGGTATGCATAAGGATCAACTGGTTCTTCAACATGTACAGTTTCAGGTACTACATTAACAACCTCTTGCTCAGCATGCTTGGCATCTTCATCCAATTTTCTTGCATTTACTTTAACTCGTTCGAAGAAGTCTTCAACATCTTCTTTTTGTTTGATTGACATGTTATATGCGATTAACAATAGAATTGCTAATGGATCAAATACAACAATAATCAATAGAATAACAAGGCGTACTGCTTTGTCCATAATGTCAGTTGTTGCTTCACCATATGCCAGTGCAGCAATGTATTTGATTGGTCCTACATCCGCTTCAACCTTACGGAGTTCCGTTGATATCGGTGCTCTTTCTTCATTGAGGGTTGCAATAGTTTTCTGTTCGGTCGAAATCTCAGATTGAAGGCGGATGCGTTCTTTCTGCTGTGTTTTTCGGACTGCAACAGCTTTATCCGCACCTTTTTCATCAGTACTGCGGCCCATAACTTGGTCCACAGCCTCATCCATTTGTCTAAGCGCCTTCCGGTTCGCATCAATATTTTCTTTTGATGTTCTGATTTTTTCGTCAATGATAGAAATCTTATCAACATACGGACCACTATCTGCTGAATGTTCTAAGTGTGCCTTTGATAAGAAACCAAATATACCCATTGAAGTAATCAACATTAAAATGATAACTGCTATCGACAAATATGATTTAATAAGAAAAGGACATTGTTTCCAATTATTATACAACCACGATACTGTTACTAGTTTCGAAGCTTCAAGAACCGAACCCATAAAAATAATTGGCCAAAATGAACCAGGAAAAATTTGTGCTAAACCAATAACTGAATAGTAGGCAGAAACACCAGATAAACCTAGTGCTGTAAGTAACGTTAAAAATATCATCCGAAAAAGTCCTCTAAAGAGTTAGTTTTTTCCGCAGACCACTTCATGCATTTTAAAATGACACTGATTGGTTCCAGAAATGCTTTGTCGAATTGTACATCATAATCAATGTAGTTGTCAAGCTCAAACTCTTTAGGTATTCTACCTGGAAAAGAAATCACATCATTCTTAAAATGATTTGGCATTCTCAAATAGGTAAATTTGAGTTTTTCACCTTCTTGTATGAGTGGGTACTTCTTAGTCAATCCCAATTGTTTTAGATGGTGGTTATATACGATTGCACCACGAACATGAATGGGTGTGCCTTTTTTGAACAACATTACTGGATCGGAATAAGTATTTAGCCCATTCAAACCCCGAGGAAAAGATATTTCTTCCGCTGGTAATGTTTTAAACTCTTTCTTAAACTCGGCAATAAAGTCTTGTACTTGTTGTTCAGTGCCAGTCATCATCAACTTAATGGCAGCCTTCATCTTCTCACGAATAGCAGATGGTGTGGATGATTTAATCATTTCCAAACCCATCACTTTCATGTGTGGTTCAGCATACTGTACACCTTCATTGTTATATACATTTAGAATATAACGTTTCTTGGCAGTCCATACACCTTTGTCACAAAGACCCTCACGCTTCATCTGCATCTTTTGTGCATATGCATGAACATAATCAGCCAACTCTTGGTAAGATTTATCAATATGTGGTTGTAGTTTATCTTCACAAACACGATCCATAAATTCAATAATCTTTTGTGCAGGCATTTTAACCACACCATCAACACCATAAACTTTATTTACCAAATCACCGAGGCGCAGGTAAATAGAATCAGTATCAGAAGCGATTACATAATCGTTATCTGTACCAAGAAGTTTATTCATGTATTGGTTTATTTTCGCTTCAATCCATTTGATGGAAAGCTGGCCTGCCGTAGTGACTCCCAAAGCCATGCGTAGGTCATAAAACCTAAAATACTGACTTCCCAAAGCACCGTAGGCAGAGTTAAGGGATACTTTCTTTGCGAGCTGGAGGTTGTTGTATCTGGCAACTCGTTTGTCGATTTCATATTTTTTTCGTTCATCTTTTTCATTCTCATACTCCTGTTGCGCTTGCAACATCATCTTTTTAAATTTCTTGCGGTCATCATACATTTCGACCATCATCTTAGGTAAGAAACCTTGAATGTCGGTACGGAAGAATTGACCGTTTGGCGTGATTGTAACATCAACCAGTTCCGAAGTGTCAATTTGTTTCATTAACATTTTATCAACAGTAACACCTTGTGAAAGAACACCACGCATTTCATCAGTATAGTTTTCTGGTTCAATTAACGTTTCAGGTGAAATGTTGTACTGCATCATCAAGTGTGGATACAAACTGTTCAAGTCAAACGATGCAACCCAATTGTGTAATCCAATTTGTGGTTCTTTAACATATGCACCTTCAAACGCAGAATCTTTCTCTTGTGTTTCTTTTGGTGGAACAATGATGCCTTTGCCTAACAAATATGAATACGTCAGTGAATCCCACATACGTGTCTGTGCAAATACATCTTCATAGTTACACTTGGTATCATACGCAAGAGTTAAGGCCAACTCAATCAACTTCAACTTGTCTTCTAGTTTAATAATCAATGCAACGTCTTTAATGTTGTATTCGATAAACTTTTGATAGTTCAGTCTATACAGTTGGTGTAAGTTCTCATATTCATCATATGAAATCTTGCCTTCACCAAGTTCCACTTGTGCGATATTATCTAGTCGATAGGATTCTTGTGACTTACCACCTGGCGCATACCATTTGTATAACTCAATATAATCAAGTGATTCGATACCAACAAAACTGTATGCTATCAACAAACGACCATTGATATTTGTTTTACGTTCACTGATATAATTCCATGGAGATAACATCTTAGCTTTATCTTCACCAAGAATCTTACGAAAACGATTGACAAGATATGGTATATCAAAGAACTTGGTGTTCCAGCCAGTGATAACATCTGGATACATTCTGGACCAAAACTCAATGAATTTACTGCAAAGAGTGTATTCATCTTTACACTTCAGATAGGTTATATTGTCGGGATCATCATTACGAAAATCACCACAACCAAACACATAAGTGTGACCATTCAGAAAGGTCGTTGCAATTGCGGTGATAGGTTCGTTTGCAAGGTATGGATCAGGAAAACCATTTTCCGAACCGACCTCAATGTCGATAATTGCAACACTTACTTTATCTTGTTCCCAATCAACCATTTCAGAATGTTGTTCTGCAATGAAAGCGTATTGATATCCTGTGTTACCATAGATTTTTGGAGCACCTGGAAGACCATCATATTGTTTCACATATTCTCTGGCTTCACGAATGCCATCAAATCGTTTTGGCACAAGGTCTAGGCCATCAAGTGATTTATGGGTACCTTTACCGTTACGGGCTGGAAGATACAATTGTGGTTCATAATCAATCTTCAGTTTGATTCTTTTACCATCTTTGACGCCACGATAAAGAATCTGGCCGCCAAGTGCCTGTACGTTTGTATAAAAAGTTGTCATTAACCTGTAATGATTTGTTGTTGACCTGGAAGAATAATGCCTGTGCCGAAAATTTGGTCATAGTTTTTGACAAAATCTTCTGCTGGAACGTAGTAGTATACAATATGTTCACGTTTTAAGGCAATAGTAGAGTCTGATTTTTGTTCTGCATGGATTGGAAATGGCGCAAAACCTACGTTAGGTTGACCATCTTTACCACGTACAATGGCAATTCCTAATGGATTCTTAATCACCATTTCATTTTCATTAATGAAAATATTTTCATTCTCCGTTTCAACTTCACCAATAAGTTCTTCACCAGTTACTAATTTCATTGCATATATTTTCATGTTAATCCTATCCTAAATAATTATATAGTGTGACCTGAACGTAGATTATATCATTTTTTTGTTATAATGTCAAGTAAAAAAAATGGTATAAAAAGAAATGGATCCATTCACACTCTTTGCCCTCGCAAATGGTGCGGTTTCGGCAGTCAAAGCCGGATGTAAACTATACAAAGATATTAAAGGTGCAGCTGGGGAAGTCAAGGACGTCCTCAAGGATCTTGACGACCAGTTCAAAAAGCTCCATCCACCAGAAAAACCTGCAAGTGTAGCACAAAGAAATGCCTTCATTACGGAAAAAAATCGTGTAATTGAACTAAACAAAAAGGGTGGAGAAACTACCAACATCTACCAAGAGATTGGTGAACACCTAGGCACATACTATGATAACTTTTATAAATGTATGGCTGTTTTTGAAGAAGAAGAAAAAATTGCTAAGACACAAGTTTATACCGGAGATGCATCATTAGGTAAACGTGCCTTACAACGTGTACTCATGCGTAAACAACTTGAACAAATGTCAGTTGATTTACGTGAGTTGATGATTTATCAAAGTCCTCCAGAGCTCGGTGCTTTATATACCGAAGTCGAAGAAATGATGAAAGAGATGGGTAAAGAACAAAAGGTTCTTCTTATCAAACAAATGCAACAACAAGCGATATTAGATAAACGCCGTTTAGCACGAATGAGAAAACTCAGAGATGAATTTGCTACAGGCGTTGCTATTGTGATTATAATTTTTGTTATGGCTGGTGTGTTTATGTGGGTAGCATATGATAGACAACAGAAATATCCACAATATGGTGATGGGTTATTTCCTAAATCAGAAGAAAAAAGAAGGGAAGAATCAATGCCTAAAGTTTACGTAGGAAGATGAATAAAAAACTCTTATTTACGTTGTTGACCACAAGTGTAACACTGATGGTCACTCATCCAACCATCAATATAAACTTGATGCCGGATGCTGTCATATACACCAAAGCGACTAACAATAATGATTATTGTAAATTGACAAGAAGTTTTACTGAAAAAAGTGGACCGAAAGATTTACAAGTCTGTGAATATAAATGTTCAAATGTAAAACGAAATGGTTCTACATTGATACATACAACTTCAGTAAACAATTCACGTTCTTGCAAAGATAAAATTGAATCGCCGTGATGTATAAAGATTAATGGTTGCGGGTCACGGAGTCGAACCGGAACTGAGGATTATGAGCCCACTGTGATACCATTTCACCAACCCGCTATATTAGTTGTCGTATAAACCTAATCTTTGATTTTCTGCCACCATGGCATCTAAAGCCTTTTGGCGCATACGATTTTCTTCTAAAATTCTATCAAATTCTTCTTGTTCGTATTTGTCTTCTTGTATTTCTTTTGGTGATTTTTTTCTAAAAATATTGTCGTAGTTATTACCAAATGTTTTCTGTGAAACACTAAACGGCCTTGGACTAGAACCTTTACCACCATCAGACATGTTTACTCTCCGTAGATGTAAGCTATGTCTTCAATCTTCACCACGAAATAATCTTGCACTGCTGCGGCCTTACCCCAGTCTGGTTGAACCACATCACCGACCTGGACTTCTGTAACATCCGGACCAACTGCAAGTACTCTTGCTTTATCTGGATCTTCGGAATGTTTTAGGATGATGCCTGAAGCGGTCTCTTTGACATTCTCAATACGTTCAATCAATACTTTATCATGCAAGGGTTTAATATTCATAGTGTCCTCAAAATGGAGCGGTCTACTGCTTTGCTCAGTTAACACAAGGGGGTACCTTGTATCGTACTATTACAAACCGCATTAAATGGAGCGGGATGAGAGAATCGAACTCTCAACCGGAGATTGGAAATCTACTGTTTTACCACTAAACTAATCCCGCATAAAATCTGTTGTAGTTAACTTGGAGCGGGTAGTGAGAATCGAACTCACAACTAAACCTTGGCAAGGTCTTGTGTTACCACTAGCACCATACCCGCATCATGTGTGTATTATATAGGCTTCTTATTAAGAAGTCAAGCATTATTTTTGGTACGAGTAACCGGAGTCGAACCGGTACGCCGAGGCGGCAGATTTTAAGTCTGATGGGTCTACCAATTCCCCCATACTCGCATCACATAGCACGGTCGTTTCCACTTTTGAAACCGACCTCACCACCTTCTTCTTTAATTCGTTTGATAACATCTTCAAAAAGAATCGGTCTAAAATCTGTTTGTTCAACACAAACACAATGGTATCTGTTATCAATACCCATTGGTTTACCATTGAACCCACGAATCTGAACACGATTGGAATGTAAATGGCCATGGATGTTTACACCGAAACGACCAAGACTTTCCGTATGAATTGGAATATGTGACAGGATCATTCCATTCATTACATGATAAGCACGTAGTTCACGAAAGTGTTGTCTGTATTCCTCATCACGGAAGATATCATGGTTACCACGAATAAGAACCTTATCACCGTTAAGTCTATATAGAGTATTCATTGCTTTACGATTAATAACAACATCACCAAGATGGTAAACTTTATCGTTTGGTCTGACTGTTTCGTTCCAACGCTTAATCATTTCTTCATCCATTTCATCGGGATTATCCCATGGCCGAAGTTTTGTTCCGTCATCACGAAGAAATCTACACACACCAGCGTGACCAAAGTGTGTGTCACTTACTAAAAATACTGCTGGCATAATAAACTCCTAAAAAATGGTCCGGCGTGAGAGAATCGAACTCCCATTAGAAGGGTAGAAGCCTACTGTATTATCCATTATACTAACGCCAGAAATTTGGTGCCCCAGGAGAGACTCGAACTCTCAAAATTTGGCTTCTAAGACCAACACGTATACCAATTCCGTCACCGGGGCAATAAATACTCATATGATACCAACTTCAAAAAGACCTACAGTAGAAATGTTTTACGGATTGTATGCACAACAAACATATGAACCTAATGGTTACTACTGTGTTGATTCTGAATTTGTTCCATCATATGATACTAAGATAAAAACTTTTGAAGATGATGAATTATATATCACACAAGAAAAAGAATTTATCTTAACAACATTAAAACAAGTTGGTGCTCCTACTAAGAATCGAACTTAGGATACATCCTTACCATGGATGTGGTATGCCATTTACCTATAAGAGCATGGTACCCAAGGTGGGATTCGAGCCCACATAACCTTGATTTTGAATCAAGTACGTATACCTATTCCGTCACTTGGGCATATTTGGTGCTGCCTAGAGGAATCGAACCTCTTTCAATGGTTCTTCAGACCACCGCTATGACCACATCAGCTAAAGCAGCATGTTGGTACCCCGTGACAGTTTCGAACTGCCGACCTTCGCCGTGTAAAAGCACTGCTCTACCACTGAGCTAACGGGGCATATTTGGGGAGAAATACCAGGATCGAACTGGTGATAACGGAATCACAACCCGTGGTTTTACCACTAAACTAATTTCTCCATATTATTGAAGTGCTTCTTGGTCTGCCAAGATTCTTTTCAATCTATCAGCACAAAAACTTGCAGCAGGTGCATCTGGTTTAACCATTGGTGTCATATTACATGTACCTTTGATATAACCAATCGCTTGCTGAACAACACATGAACTACCATGAATATCATCTTTATTTAAATCAAGATGAACTTCAACATGATAATCTTCCAACACTTCTGCTAATGATTGGAACAATTCTGAAACTTTATAAACTTCAGTCATCAACCTCATAGCAGGTTTACTTTTCTTATGGTCGTAATCCAATTCACGGTGAACATATCCGAAAATCTTACAACCATGTCGGCCATCAATATGAACTACAACTGCTAGAGCATAGTCAGCATACCAAACACCATTTACCCTGATTCTTTCAGAGTCGGCACCAAGATAAACCTTGGTATCAGGACCTTGATTTGCAAGGTATTGTCTGACTTCTTCTATATTGAAATTTTTCATATTAATCACCTTTTTTAAAATTGGCATCCCGCTAGGGACTCGAACCCCAACCAACGGTTTTGGAGACCGCTATGCTGCCATTACACCAGCGAGAAATTTGGTACCGAGAAAGAGAATTGAACTCTTGGCCAACGCCTTATCAAGACGCTGCTCTACCACTGAGCTACCTCGGCATTTTGGAGGGCGATGAGAGAATCAAACTCCCACTTCAAGGTTCGTAGCCTTGTGTAATATTCATTTTACTAATCGCCCATAATTTGGTGGTTCAGGTGAGAATCGAACTCACACAACGCACCGTATGAAGATGCTGCACTGCCACTATGCTACTGAACCTAATTGGTGGAGGCCGAGGAAATCGAATCCTTCTAGTCACGATCCTTGCAAGGGAACGCCGCAGCCCACTGCTGCCCCCAAAAAAACTGGTCTCCCTGCAAGGATTCGAACCTTGACCACACGGCCCCAAACCGTGTACGCAACCTGATAACGCTTCAGAGAGAAAAACTGGTGCCCCATGACAGAATCGAACTGCCGTAACCTGATTAC